GCTGATTTTGATTCCTTTTTCATTGCGAATTGGCGCGATGATTTCGTGTCCGGTCGCTATTTTGACGGGGAAGAATGGGCTGATGGCTTGCTCAAGGAACGGGCGCGGGCTTATGGTACGCGTGTGCGCGGGACTGCCAACGAGGCATTTGTGCTTGGGACTGAAGAGCAGGGGCTAGAGGTTGAATTCACTTGGGATCGGTCTGCGGCTGAATCGTGCCAGGACTGCATAGAGTACGAATCCCTGAATCCTTGGCTACCTGGTGAGCTTCCTTCTTTTCCAGGCGATTGCTCCACGGATTGTAGGCACAACTGCCAGTGCCGCATTGTACGCTCAGACGGCAAACTCGGTTTCGATCCATTTGACGACTAGGTTTTTATCCTAGGTGTTTAGTCTAGGCATGAGCGAAAGCCTCGTGCGAAAGAACTGTTTGACCGTGCTTAAATCTGCCTCCGATGAGGGGATGGTTGAAGCGTTCGTCTCGGTCTACAACCTGAAGGATAGCCACGGAGAGCGGATGCGCTACGGTTGCTACGGCGAAAGTATTTCCCGGAAGATGCCCAAGGTTGCCTATTTCCACAACTGGTCCGAACTGCTCGGCAAGGTCATTGAAGCTAGGGAGATTCCTGCTGGTGATCCTTCCCTGCCTGAATCTATCCGCGAATTTGGCGGACTGTACGTCAAGTGCCAGTTTTCAATGGACGTTCAGAAGTCTCGAGAAACTTTCGCGCTGATTCGGGATGGCGTCCTTGATGAGTGGTCTGTCGGTTATTACGAAAAAGGGCGCGAAATAGAGGGTGAAGATTACTGGGTGACTGCGACTGATTTGGTCGAAGTGTCCCCGGTTTTGCGTGGTTCCAACCCTGCCACGTCCACAGTTTCAGTTAAGGCGTCTGGAGCGCCGTTCGCTGATGAACTCGGTTCGGTTCGTGAGGCCGTGTCGAAACTTGTTACCAGATCCAAAGAAGTCGCTGAACTTCGCAAATCTAAGGGCGGTGTGTTCTCTCCTGAGAATCTTGAGCTGCTCAAGCAGATGCGTGAAGAGATTGACGGCTTTATTGCGGACAACGACCAAAAGCAAGAACCCGAAACGCCGGACGCGGATGCTCAATTAGCACTTGCGGCTGTCGCTGAGGCTGTCCTTGCACTTTCGTAACGCTATGAATTTCACTCAAAAAGAAACTGAACTGCGCTCCAAAATGGAGCCAATCATTGTGAAGGCTCAGGCTGGCACGGCTTCCTCGGAAGAAGTGACCGCACTGAAGGCTATGACCGAGGAACTTACCTCACTTAAGTCCCAAATGGAAGCTGCCGTTGCGGCTGAAAAGGCACAGGCTGACCTGGCGGCTGGTAAGGGCGTCAATGCTCTTGATACCACTGCAAAGGCTGAATCTGCTGTTCTTTCCGGCAAGGGCATGACCTTTGACGACCGACCAGAGATGACCGAGAAGCAAGCTCGAATCTACGGTTCAGACGATCACCTCGACGCATTTAAGAAGTTCTTCTTTGCAAAGGGCAACCTTGGAAACCTTGATACTCAAACTCTCAAGGTCGTCAACGAAATGGTTGATACTGAAGGTGGATTTTTCGTTCCTCCTCAGTTTGTGAACCAAGTTATTGAGCGAAAGGTCGCGCCGTCTCGGCTTGCTAACCTCGTCACTAACTTCCAGGCCGCAAGCAACCAAGTGAAGTACCCAACCGTTCGGTACACCACCGACGATCTGTACGGTTCTGGAATGCGACCAACCCTCACAGGTGAGCAACCATCCAGCGCGACAATTGCAAACGTGACTGAGCCAGTGTGGGGCGAAACCGTCATTAACATCCACACCTATATGGCGACTTTGCCTGTCTCTAACGACTTCCTTGAAGATACTGTGAACTTCGGTTCTTGGATCACAAAGAGCTTGATGGAAATGGCAGACGTCAACATTGATGGCTTGATCGCCAACGGTGTTGGTGGAAACCAAGGCCCACTCGGTTTGGTCACTGCGGCTGGAATCGCTGTTGGTGCTGGTGGTATCGCTACCGTCAACACAACCGTCAACGACTCCTTTGACTGGAACGACCTCGTCGGTGTGACGATGGAGCTTCCTGAGCAGTATGCGGCAAACGCTACTTTCGTCATGAACCGAGCTTCGGCTGGAAAGACTGCCCTCACGCTGGAAGGCGCTGACGGTCAGCCAATCTTCCGACGCGGTGGATTCATGAACGGTATCACCGAGCCTGCTCCTGATACCTTGAACGGTTACCCGATCGCTTACTCCGCTCATATGCCGAACCTCGCAAACGCTGTTGTGCCAGTGATCTTCGGTGATCTGTCCCAGTACGTGCTTGCTCGACGCGGCGTGATGACCATCAAGGTTCAACAAGAAGTGAACTACACTCTTAATCGAACCTTGTTCACCCTGCGCTATCGAATCGGCGGTGCGCCAGTCCAACCAGCGGCATTCCGAGGCCTGCTGACCATCTAAGGAAACACAATGAACCTAACATCTAACTTCAAACTCGAACGCGTGGCTCCTGATGCGACTGCGGCAACTACGTTCCGCAAGGCTGCGGGTACTACCGACACTCTGAACTCCAACAGTGTGGATTTGCTGGACTTCGGTTCCATCACGTTCTTGGTGGCGATTGGCCTTATCAGTGCCACTGGTACAATCGCCTTCACGGTTGAAGGCTCTGCAACTGGCTCTGGTGGTTGGACTGCCATTACTGGTGCGGCTAAGTCCATCGTAGCGGCTGATGCTGACAAGATCGTTGCAATTACGGTTGCTCGCGTTCCGTCGGCTTACCGATACGTGCGCTTGGTATCAACCCGTGCAACGGCAAACTCCGCAATCGACTCGGTGACTGCGGTTCTTGGTGACGGACGTCTCAACGCTCCAACCGTTGGATCGTCCATCGTAACTCCTGTAGTCGTCTAATCTTAGGCATTTGCAGGATCAAAAGCACCTCCCTAGCAATAGGGGGGTGTTTAGTTTTATATGCCGCGATCTGCTTACCCTACGACTTCCGAACTCACTGGATACCTCGGCTCACCTACTTTGCCGACGGTGATTTCCAGCGGCTACCAATCCATGCTTGATTCGGCGGTTGAAGATTTCGAGAGGCTCACCGGGATCAAGCCTTTCAAGGCTGACGCGAACGCAAGCACTACGGTCTTTAGTTCTGCCCATGAGAGCGGTGATGCGCTTTATTTGCCAACGACGTATTTCACGCTGACTTCGCTAAAGGCGGGGGTAACTCCGAGCGATGCGGGTACGGAGCTGGTGGTGGATCAGGATTATTTCTTGCTCCCTGAAGCTGGGCCTTATGACATGGTGCGCTTCCGTGGTCCTCGCTCGTTCGGGATCAAGGATTTCAGCGTGACTGGTCGCAAGGGATACAGTACGACGATTCCTGAGGACGTGTTTGAGGCAATTCTGCTCAAAGCGGCGGTTACGATCTACAACTATCAAGCGAACGCGGCGGGCGGCAATTACGAGAAGGTCAAACAAGGGCCGGTTGAGCTAACCTACGGCGCGTCAGGCTCGGAGCTTGTTGACGGGCTGGGTGGCAAAGCAAGAGCCGCTGAAGAGCGTTTCAACGCTGTGGTTGCTAAGTACAAGCGCATGGTGATTCTATGATCTTGACCCAAAGTGTGACGATCAAGAAGCCAGTTCTTACTGCGGCAAATGCTCACGGGTTAGGTGCGACGGTTGCCACTCGTAACGTGCAGATCACGGGCATGAAAACAAGCACGATGCTCGACATGAATCTTGATGTGTCCAGGCCGCACATGCTGATTGATACCTCGGACGGGGCGCAGTATTACGAGGTGAATGGTCAGGTCACGTTTGGCAGCAGGACGTTTACGATCATGCAGGTGCCGGAGACTTACGCGGCTGTTCCTATTGCTTCGAATTGCACGGTTATCTTGAGTGAGGTGACAAGAGTATGAGCTTTTCCACACCGTATTTGGCAATCCTTGACCAGATCAAGACCCACGTTGAAACCACTTGGGGGCTGACGGGTTCCAAGGTATTCCACGGGGTGCCTCCAGCCGAGCAAACAGAACCTCACGCGGTCATTTTAATTGATAGCATCAACTCTAGCCTATCGCATCCGGTGGCGAGCGGTAAAAGACCAGGAAGCACCATGACGGTTACGATCCGTGGGTATCTCAGCCTAGATATTGGATCGTTCTCACAGTATGCATACCTTGCGACATTTGTAAACCCGATTGTGGCGCTGATTGAAGGGGGCGCGACCTATGCGACTTACGGGATGATGCCCGAGGTGACCAACGTATCCACCGAAGATTTGACCGGGTACGTGGATGGCACGGGTCAGGCTAACTTTGTGGTCGCTATCGAGTGCCAGTTCCAGGTGCAGAGGGCGCGTGGCTAGAAAACACACTTCGGCGGCATCGCTCTACCTCGCTCAGACGAGGGCTTTTGCCAAGAAGAAGGGTACTCACCGGGAACTTGTGCTCAAGAGCGTTCAGCAAGCGCGGTCAGACCTGCACAAAGAAACCAGCGGAGGCGTCAAGACGAGCGCACTAAAGGCGATGGGTCACCCATACGGACGCGGTGGATCGGCTGGAAGCGCAGGACGAGGGCAAAGAGGCTCCAGGCGCGGTAGATCAAGTCTTGCACCTAACCCGATCAATACCCAGACCGGAAGGCTCCGGCGGTCTATCTATCTTAATGAGCGCACTCCTGGCCGCTGGTATCTCGGCGCGTCTGCTCCTTATGCCAAGTACCAGCTATCGCCAACGGGTACGCGCAAGATGATTCGCCGTGGTGTCTTTGGTGGGCGCAAGATGGGCGGGGCTATGGGTCAGATTGAGCGGTATTGGCGGGCTAGGAATCGTGGAATTCGTGAGGCATTGAAGCGTCAGGGTTTCTAGGTGTTTAGATTGGCATGGCTGTACGGCATACCGATTTAACGCTCAAGACGTTCACGATTGATGGCACGGACTTTAAGGGCGATTTTAGGTCTAGTGAACTAGGCGTTTCTCTTACCACGGCTGATGGTCGAGGGGCTGTTCGATATGCCAAGCCGATTGAAACCAAGCGCACTCACGTTGCTCCATTCTCTATCCAAGTAGACGCAGTTGGGACTACTCCAGGCACTAGCCCAGACACCGCGCTCACGGTTTCTGTTTTTACTGTCAATTCCGTAGACCTGCTTGGAGACTTTAAGAACTTTACAATCTCGCTCACGAATTCAACAAGGGATGGATCTGGTGGGCGTGATCGGGACACTTACGCAAACTTTGTCGGCGGATCAACGCTAACGATCAGCGGAACATTCTGCGTTCTCAAGTCAGAGTTGTTTCTAGACATGATGAACGTCATTCTTGACGATGACACTGCTGATCACGTTTTTGCTGTCAGCGTTGACTACGGTGCAGAGGCAATTGGCGGCACTTACATTATCACTCAGTGCAATCTCAAGTCTGCGATTGGCGATTTGCTGATGTACGACATGACCCTTCAATGCAGAGGAACGCCAACCGCCACTCCCGGCACTACTTTCTTTGGTCGGGCATTGGTCGGTACTACGACGAACGCGGTATTTGATTTGGTTTGCGATACCGGGGCTGGGCAGTACACGCTCACTGATGCGATTATCTCAAGCCTTACCTGCACGGTTTCCGACTCTCAAATTACTTCGCTCAACGGCTCGTTCATTCTCGCTGGCAAGCCAGGTTGGGTCACTTCAACCTAATGGAAACACAAAAAGGATACAAGAACAAGATGGAAGAATCAAAAGACGCAAAGAACAAGGGCTGGGGTGGATATTCACCCGAGTGTATGCCTAGAAACACGGAACTTGACAAGCCTGAAGCCGTGAAAGAAGAGCCAAAGGACGAAGCAAAGGATTCTGAATGAGCATCTTTGACGTTCTCGAGGAAAACTACAAGGCTCCAGACCGTGTGGTCGTGGATATTCCTTTGCCAAGCTCGGACTCAAACGTCGCGCAGCTCTTTTTCCGTGGCATTCAGTCCGTACCGGCTCGTAAGACGCTTGAGGAAAAGGCCCGCAAGTGGGCTGGTACTAACCTAGTTAAGAACCAGGCAAAGGCACTCGGCATTGACGGTTCTGAGGCTGAGGAATGGCTAAAGAAGGCTGGACTGCTCGCAGATACCAGCATCGGAAGCTCAGAGGATGAAACCAAGCCGCTGACCCACGCTGAGGCGATGCGCTTGCTTTTGATGCCTGAACTGTTTCAGCTTGTTTGGTCGCAATGGGAAACTGGCCAGCGCACGATTAACAATGCGCTGATTGAGATTTACATCAAGGAAGCTAAAAAAAAATCACAGGACAGCGAAGATTCGTTGCCGCTGGAATCAGGGACGCCGGAAGCCCAGCGGGACTAATCGAGCGATTCTTTGAGAGTGTTGAAGAGTACGCATTCTGCCTGATGGCTTTGGCAGAAGAAGAGTTTGAAGAAAAGGTAGCAATCGCTGGAGCGCAGATGGTTTCGAGGCAAATCTTATGAGTGTAGTTGATATTTTAGAAACGGAATTCAGGCTCAAGGATAACTACTCTGGAGCCGCTAAGAACGTGACTGCTTCCACACAGGGGCTGTCGCAGGTGATGGGCGGCGCGTCTATGGTGTCCGCTGGGTTTAGTGCTGCTCTTGGGGTTGCTACGGTTGCTATTGCTGGAATGGGAGTCGTTGCGGCTGGTGCTTTTGCCGCGATGAAGGAAGGTGCGGCGTTTGAAAACCTCCAAATCTCTCTAAAGGCTGTTGAAGGAAACGCCAATTCCGCATCTGAGGCGATGAAACGGCTCAAGGAGATTGCTAAGAGTCCAGGGATCGGCTTTGAAGAAGCTGTTCGCGGGTATTCCGGTCTTCGTCGCGGTGGTGCAAGTGCTGATCTTTCCGAGCGCATTGTGGCATCGGCTGGAAACGCTAACGCATACGCTGGGGGCGATGTCCAGAAGTTTGACCAGATTATGCGGGCATTCTCGCAGATTCTAAACAAGCCTTACTTGCAAGGTGACGAGCTTTTACAACTGAGCGAAGCCGGTCTTCCTGGCTCAAAAATGATCCGCGATAAGTTTGGCACGGCTGACGGTGGTGAACTAAAGAAGATGGGCGTTACGTCAGCGATGGCTGTCGAGGCTCTTGTTGAGGCAATGGAGAAACTGCCAAAGGTCGCTGGTGGTTCGCAAAATGCGCTTGATAACTTCAACGATGCAATCAAGTTTGCGGTGGTTGATTTCGGTCAAGCATTGAATACGTCGTTCATGCCTGTCCTCAGTAGTATCAGCGATGAACTTAGTAAGTTAGTGGAAGATGGGTACTTTGCTACGCTCGGGGAAGAGTTTGCAAGGCTGACAATGAGCCTGACCGATGGCAATCCTGGCGCAAAGCTGAGAGACGTTTCTGAATCTTTTTCTGAGTTGTCTGCAACATTAGGAGGGTTAGTTGAGACGCTGAAAGCTGTTCAGCATTTTATTGATAATTACACTCCTTACGGGATGGTCAAAAGGGCAGCGGGTAACTTTTATAAGGGTGCGGTGCATGAACCAGAACGCGGTGACTCATACAGCAAGGAAATGTTTGATAAGGCGCAAGAAGAAAACGCTCCGTTCTTGCAGCAACAGTTAGACCGAATTAAAGCTGAGGAAAAAACAAGAAAAGACGCTGAAAAAGAAGCCGAAGCCAAAAAGGAAAAAGAAGATTCTCCAGCCGTTCGCATCCTCAAGAAGATCGAAGAAAACACAAAGGTCATGCCAGCTTTGCAAGAGGCGATCATGGGTGGTGGTGAACTTGCTCGGCTCGGCATATCTGCGGTGGATATTCGTGGTACATCACGGCGCGAAAAGGTAGTGCGAAACGCTGAGATTCTATTCTTTGAAGGTGCGGCTGGTATGAACCGTAGACTCCGAAGGGCGGGCGTTTAATGGCTTGGGATTCAGCGTTTCAGATCATCGTTGACGGTGAGCAATCGCGACTGGGCAAAGACAGGAACCTAGTCTTTTGCCAGGGATCATACGACGGGCAGCGAGGTGACCGGGTGATCGGTTGGGATCTGAACAAGGCAAGTGATACCGCTGTTGATCCTTCCACGTTTACCGCGTTTCTGGGGATGTACCAGAACTCTCCGACCTGGCACACGACGTTTACCGGGAATTATGCGAGAAAGCGCAAGACTGATTTTGCATTCCTCACTAGCGCAAACTGGGAAGAACAGCAGATCAAAGGGACGGCCGACTACTGGCTCCTAGGTAAGAACCTGCCAAACAATGAGACGATCCTGACGACGGCTACCTTTGGCGCGAACCGTGGTTTCTTCGTATCGATCTTAGTTCCTAGCACGGGGACTGAGGAATACGAGGTTTATCAGGCCGGCTGGAATACTACCGCGACCTATGCGGCAGGTGTAGGCGTTCGGCTCTTTAGCTCGGGGCGCATGATGATCTACCGTGGCGGGAACTTCTTAGGCGAACGCCAAATCAGCGGCGCAAATACCGGGAGCAACACCGGCCAGCGATGGGTTTCGCTTCTACTGATTCCAGGTCGCAGAAATGAACTGATCGTCATTCCTGACCAGGGGACTGGCTTTAGTTTCGAGTTTGAAGAGCTGCGGGATACTACTGCGCCTGAGATCACTCCTGCAAGCACTAAGTTCTGGATGAAGTTTCCTGGTGATGGCACTCGCTCGGTGACGGTTCAGATTTGCCCATTGACGTACCCGACGAGTGGCTACATCTGCGCTAAGACAAGCTACTTTTCCGAGCCTCCTGCCACGGGTGATACGATGATTACGGAGGAAAACTTCCGCGATCTTGCTAACGCTGGAACTACCGCTGTTACAAGTTCTCTGCGTGAGGTGACAAACGTTGCCACGACCTTTGTGTCAGACGGGGTGAAGAAGTCTTGTACCCAGCGTTTTGATCTGACCGGGGATGGAAACTATACTCCGTTCGTCTATGGTGGGGTTGACGGCTACACCTACACCCACGTTGACACCGACGATGCCGAGCTTGCGGACATCACCGATGCCACAACGAGCCGGGTTCTCAAGGTCGGTGAAACTGCTGACTCTGATGAACTGAGCCTGGTTTCGCTGGGTATCCCGGTACTGACTGCGGCGGGGATGGAAGATCCGATTGGTCACTCCGGTAGACCTGTGAAGGTTGAGATCGATGGTGAGACGATCTTCGACGGTGTCACCTTGCCTCCAAGTATTGACGCGGCGCCAGATGAGGCCGCGTACGAGATCGGTATCAAGGCTGAGAGTCTATGGAAGCTCCTAGAGGCTTACCAGTTCCGCAGTCCATACCCACTTGACGGACTGACGCTTTTGAACGCCATCAAGTTCCTACTCCGAACGGCTGGGATCAAGGATGCGAGCATGGACATTGAAGACCCTACGATCACCATTGATGATATGGGCGGCGCGTCTTCGGGTGAGTGGGGGCAGATCATCCAGCCTGGCGATACTGCTGCTAAGTGGATTGAAACCTTGTTTGAAACCTACGCGAGTGACTGGTTTTATGGGTTTGTACCAAAGGACGGGGGTGGTATGAAGTTCTTGGCGCAATCTCCGACTGGCTTAGGTACTACGTCGGTGGTGACTTTGTGGGGAACGGTCGCTGAGGCTACTGCTCAACTGGTGACGGAAGGATACTCGGCTGGCGATGCCGCAAAGTTCCACGCGCATAGATTGTGGCAAGACTACCGGGAAGAAAAGCTGGAGCCTGAGTGCAACGAGTTAAGGATCACGGGTCAGCATCCGCGCACGGGTGATCTTATTCAGTCTTACAAGAAGGACACGGCTTCAATGGATGCAACGACCTTGCCAAGCCTTAGACCAAGCAACTGGCTCGGATACAGAAGCATCGTTGCGATTGCTCATCCGGGGCTGACGACCAGGACGGCGGTAGATCGTGCGGTGAATGCGCTTTACCCTAGGCTAACAAAACAGCGCAGACTTGCTTCCTTCAAGTGTCCAAACCTTATCCGGCTGACTCCCACGGGTCAATTCATCTGGAAGCCTATGCGGGTGACGCTCAAGAACGTTTACGACGGTGCTGACGTCGTGGTGCGCCTTTCCGGGCTAGAGGCTAACTTTGATTGCAAGGACGCTTGGCCATATAACCGAATCCCTACCGAGTACATGGGCGAGATCGTCAGCGGGTCTACTCCGTGGCGTGGATCGCTCCGTGCTTCCAATATAGACGATGCGCTGATCTTGCACGGCGAGAGAGTGAAGACGGGATTGCCTTATGCGCTCGCTAATCCTATCCAGCTTTACGGAGCAAAGACTCCTAGGCTGACGATTGTAGACCTTGCACCATGATAACCGTTAGCATTAACATTGGCGGCGAAGGTGAGCAGGTGGAGATACCTGTGACGGTTTCGGGCTGTTCTTGCCGCGCTGAAGACTTCGTCATGGCTCTTGTTGGGTTTGCGAACGACTGGAAGAACGGTGCTGATTCTGCGGTAGAGCCTAAACGCAAGCCGTGCGGGTGCAAGGATGCCTAATAACGGGCTAATCGTCGCATGGGATAAGCTCGACTTCCGGCTTGCTGGTTCGGCTACGGCTACGGGCGCAGGTGGGACTCTCTCTTACGGCTACACAGGGACTGGATACACTCGGTATGCTCCAGACGCTTTAACTTCACCAACTGGCATCAGTCTATCCGTGGAATCGGCTTGGGATGGTGCGGCTGGTACTTGGGAAGTATCGTACAACGGCCCAAATGCTCCCTTTGGGGGTTACATTGTCAGCGGATCGGGTTACCAAGCAACATCCATCGTCGCACGGTTTACAAACCTCAAAATCTATTCCAAACTGACTGGTGCGCTCTACCGCGTGATGTGGGATTCTATCGAAATCTACGTCAACGGCTCGCTCTCTACCACGCTTGGAAGTGGGGATGAGACGAGCGCGGGGGTTGGTCCGTGCTACCTCAATTATATTGGCGTCCCGTTTCAGATTCAGGGATCGGCGACGGGTGGGGTGGATACGAGTTGGGCTTATGATCCGTGCGATCCGTCGGATGTGGCAAGTGGGAACTGGAATTATAACGTTCCGGCTGTCATTGAGGGGGGCTGGAGGTTTGAGGATGATGGCGGCACTACGTGGAACGCTTTGCCGGTTTATGTGGACGTTCGGACTGTGGCGGGTACTGGGTGTCCGTTTGGTTTGACTGCTACCGGGATTGTGTCTGCTGCCGATACCTACTCTGGCTCGGTCAATGTAGTGGCAAAGGGTAGCCAGGTCTTAGAGTACATCGGTCGCACGATGGGCGTGGGATACACGCGGGTGGAATGCGAGGACGGGTTTGGCAACGTGATTGCTACGTCTGATCTGCTGATGGTGGAGCCATGCCTGGATTTGTGCGATTCCTCGGCGACTGATCCGTACCGGGACTACTACCGAACGACGCTCACGAATGAACCTCAAAGTGGATCAATCCTTTTGCTTCCAAACCTAGAGAAAGCAATCCGGCGGCTGGGTGGTGCGGATACCAAGTTCCTGGTCTACCGGAACGATATGCCCGAGGTTCTAGGACAAGCCACTAGAGGATGCACGATTGATGCGGTCACCACGTCGGCCAGTTCTACTCCGCAACTCTATCCCGGTTCAGCGGCTTTTCTTGGTTCATTTACGCAAGGAGCGCATCCTGGTGAGGATTTCCTGGCACTTGATACCTATGCGCCGGTGACGATCAGCAAGTCTAAGACGGAGCTTAAGAGTATTTCTTTTTATGGCAATACCGTCTGTTCGACTTATGCGCCATCGAATCCATTGGTGATTGCGGTCTGCCCGTCGGCTCCTATTCGTATTATCAGTCCTATTGAGGTTTTCCCGACTGCTCCAACGGGGTCAAACAAAGAGGAATCAATCGGATGGACTACCTTGCACTCGGTAGACACGATGTCAAACTACCAAAGTCACGCGAGTACAATCCTGCGCTATGTTGGAAGTTGGGGCAATCTGCTTTGGCATTACTTCCACTTTGTAGATAACTACACCACGGTAGACTTTCCTACTTACTGGGGTCCATCGCGTCAGCAATGGGTCGGCAATTCCTCACTCCCTGCACTTGAGCAAACGGACACCAGGACGGACGTCATTGGATCGTGCTTCTGGGACTCTGGGCATACGGCGTTCATGGACGCTTACACAACGCACTACTGGCTCGGCACTTCCAGACAGCGTCTTTATTCTCCAACAATTCCCGCATCAGCGCAGACGGGATCTACTTCGGTATGGAACTTCGGTGTATATGATAGTGGTACGAGTACATGGGACGGTAGCGGCACGGTGGGCGGGTCCACGGTCACACTTGGCACGACGACGACTAAGGCGACACTTGATGCGCTGAGCTTTACTGCTTACCCATTCATGTACCCGCTGATCTGCGACCGGATCGAGATACCAGCGAGCGGATTTACGAACGTTGCAAGTTTCTCCGTGAAACTGATCGGCATTGATGGTTCAGAAGTGGAGCTTTGCACAGCCACGGGTACGCACACGATCCCCAAAGGCGCGAACGTAAAGTACGCGGGGTCTTGGGGAATTGAAAACTCACCAGACCCCGGCACGATCGGCGACTTGGGCGTAGATGCTACGGGTGATGGTATTTCTGCCACGGTCATGGCTGATCCTCTCCATTGTTCGGCGTTCTCCTTGCTTCCTGCTCGGTCTTACTACCGTTTGCGTTATGACATTGTAAAGACGGACCCGGCGCTGACTGCCACGGTTCCTCATCCGATCTTTAAGCGCAACGCCACAACGCCAAAGATGTACTGGGAGTCTGGGCATATTCAAACATTGCTCTGGCCTAACGGTTCGGCTCTCAGGCTTGGGAACTGGACGTTCTATGACGGGGCGGCACTTGTTAATCCTCCTCTAGTCCTGGCGAACGCTAAGACGACGATGATTGATGCGCTTTGTTCCATCCGTTTGATCTTTGAAGCAAGGGCGCACAATGACGGTTTGACTACCGAACTGACCACGCTCTTTGATACCTACGAAGGGCAATCCGTGGGCGTTGTTGACAAGTTCTCTTGCGCGTGGATCAATCCGGCTGAAGGTGACCATGAAACGGTGTCGAGCTTCCAGTGGAGCCTGGTGAATACGATGGCTGAAACGCCTCCTCTTACCTGTTTTCCAAACCCATCGTTCGTGGTTACATCGTCCGCCTGGACACAGACTGGAAGCTACAAGCACGAGGTCTTGGAGTGGAGTTCTGAGCCACGGCACTTGATCCACCCATCAAACCGCATGGATCAGGAAACGGCTGCTGGACCTGGACTCATAACATCACCAGTAACGGCTCCGCTGGGCTGGGCGATCACAACGCACCAGGTTGCTGTGGACAATACCGAAACTCCGATCTGGGACATCAACATCGGCGCGACCAAGTTTGCGGATGCTACTCCGTGGCGCGGATGGTTTGGAGTCCTAGACGTGGCAGACTCGGACGGTGTAGCCTACGCGGTGGGGCTGAACTTGCGCCATGCTGTTGCCTACATTCAAGGCGGAACGGTTCATTTAGGAGTGGCATACCACGCTGATCTTGATGCTATTGCGTTCACAGATACCGCGATTGATGCGGACTCGGTGTACCTAGCCTGGAACTACGGAGGGTCGGGAGCTTTGGCGGTGTATGTGTCGGACGCTGGTTCATGCGAGCGGCATTTAACGACGGACGAAGGTGTTTCATTTACTATGGCAACAGTTGGAAGCGGTACACAGATTGCAGGGTTCTTTGGTCCTGACGGGCGGGAATACACTTACCGGGTAGACGGCTCGGCAATCCTTGGCAAGGTCTACGATCTCCGGGGGAACGTGCTTTCAACCTTCACGGCTGTAGCATCCGGTGTGGATGACTCGCAGATCGGGGCGCATGGTGCGTTTATACAAGGTGGATTCCGCGTGGCTCTTTACTATATGTCTAGCGGGTCGGTGACAAAGGTTGAATCGGTCGATGGAATTGTTTTCGCTTAGGTGTTTAGCCTTGGTATGGCTGAGTTCACAATCCCGCTTTCGCGTGTAGCATTAGCGCCTGTTTCTGGAACGGTAACGCTCAAGGTTAGGGTTTACCAGGATGGCGGCGTCTCAACGACTGGAACATACTCGCTAAGTGCGGCGCAATCTCTCCGAACGGTGGTGAACTCTGTTTTCACTCTTGCAAATGATGACGTTTGGAAATCAATCGAACAGGTTTCAATCGAGCCATCAGCCGCAATTTATTACAATGGCGGGGCGTCTGTGGACGGCACGAGCGTGACAAACGCTCCAAGCACAAATGATGCTCAGATTTCCGGAATTCAAGAGGTCCGGTTCCCATAATGGAAATCCGAACTGTTTCCACGATCTCCTTCCCTTACATCATCAATCCTTACGGTTCCAACGGTGTAAAGAAGATGCGGCGTTCTTTGGGTCGCGTTCGCTCTTCGCTGGACGGCACAACCGCTGGCGGGATGGACGTCGTTTGCGTTGGGGACTCACGGACTTGGGGTGTAAAGATTCCAGCGGGGAACGACTCCGCGCTTGTTTCCTCGTGGGTTCACCTCTTAAAGGTTCGCGCTCAACGTGAGCTAAACCGTCCAGGCGTGACGGGTGGGTTTGGAACGATGCTCTGGAACGTTTCCCCGATCTCCGGTGGGCTAGTTGCTACGGACACTGCTAAGGGCATGAACGTCACTGCTTCGGCTACGGCTACTTCGGTTGGGATTGCTGGAACGTCTGCTGGGCTTGGATTGCGGCACCTTGAAACGGCTACTGCTGGACTTGGTCATATTCTGAACTCTAACGATGATGCGACCGGGTACACGGCTGAATTCAAGCTGGGGATGACAAACTTCCAGATCATTGGTGAAACTGGGTTCGGCTCCGCTGGTGTCATTACTCCGCTTTTGCAAGAAGACGGCGGCGCAAACTCTACCACGCTTTCTACTTGGGATCAATCGGCTGGGGGTGTCTCCTTCGGTGCGCGAAGCTCCATGTATAACTTCAGTTCCTACGCTGGTGGCGGTGCTACTTTCTCGGCTACCGATTACCGAATCCGAATAAACTGCACATCTGGCACGATCAGGTTCCAGGGCATCATTGGCTACAACAATGATACTGCTGAAGGAATCCGGTTCCACAATATCGGCGCATCTGGGTCAAGGCTTAACAACCTCACGGGCAACGAAAACGCCATGCTCGCTATTGACAAGTTTGGCACGAATACTGGCACTGGGGCGCACTACGCTGGGCTTGTGATGCTGAACGTTGGAGGTTACAATGATCTCCAATTCCCGCGAACGGCTGCCGAATTTAAGGCTGACATGATCACTTTGGTCACGCGCTGGCTTGCGTGGTCTTCGGCTCCTGGCATTGTCCTGATCTTAGACCCTAGACCACCGATGGACGGAAACCCGTTCACATCTGCAACACATTTGCCGCTCTACCTGGGGTACAAGCAAGCGTTCCGCGAGGTTTGCGCTTCTTACGACGTAACCGGGGTAGACCTTGACGATCTATGCGACCAAAGCGCGACGACTGCGGTTGCTTGCGGTTTGGTCAATACTACCGACGATCTGCACCACACGGTCGCGGGTCACACTTTGCAATCTGAGATTTTGTATCAGGTTCTATTCGGCTCATAATGTGAACCCGCCATGCGCTTCCTCGCCTTTGGATGTATCCACCATCCCGTCGCTGACCCGGCGGCGTTAAGGTTCCTGCACGATCAGATTGAATCCTTTCAGCCTGACGTGCTAGTGAACCTGGGGGATTGGTACGACGGGGAGGGATGGAGCCGCTGGGACAATGAGAATCCTTGGACGATCATTGACGAGTACCGTGCGGCGCGCGACCATGCGCGTATTCTGAACTCATTCAGCTTTATCAAGAAGTTCGTTTGGCTTTACGGGAACCACGAAGCAAATATCAGCGAACCGGGGCGATTGAAGAAGTCTCAGCGTGATATTGTGGATTGGCAGGATTGGAGTCCACCGGGCGGGGGTTTGCGTGATGAGGTCAAAGATTGGCACGTCATTAGAAAGTATGGGTCGAGCGTTCGGTGGAACCTCGGCCCAATTTCTTTTACACATGGCACGAAAGCCAACGTTTATTCTGCCCGTGATGAGGCTCGGATGCACTGCGTTCCACACGGCTTAACCGTCTCCGCTCACTCGCATAGACCAGTACACGTTACCCGTGACTCTTTGGCGGGTAACCAGCCTGCTGACCTCTGGTTTGCCAACACTGGCACGGGGATCAATATCTCGAAGGCTCGCTACATTCAGCGCTCGAACTTCCAGGGGTGGGGCATGGGCGTCGTTCGCGGCGAGATCCACTCCAAAGATTCTACGCTGCTGAAAGAAGGTCGCAAGGTATTTCGCTCTAAGATATGGGACGCTGAGACGGCGATACTCTCCATCTTCCGGGATAGGCTCAACGCATGAAAACAATCACCGTTCGTCGCGCCAATGAAATTATTGCTCGATACCGTGGCGATTTGGGGCTAGTCATTGAGGAAGTGATTGTGCCTACGCCTGAGCCGAAGGGCTGGTCTGACCGTGAGGTGCTTATACCGTGCGGCTTTACCGGATCGCTCTACTTCCAAACCGAAGGCGTCAACGTGTCCATTGGTTCATCGTTCCGCAAGGGGCATAAGAAGGACGAAGAAGGCAAGCCGTACCTTGATGGGCTGATTCTTGAAGCGGTTGTTGAGCGTGGCATGGTCTTTGCTCAGAATGTCAGCCACTCCTTCTTTGATATTATCGTTAGGGGGTGCGAGGAAATAGGGACGGGAATCAAGCTCCAAGATTGCCAGAGTTTGGCTCTGTGCGCCACGCTGACGAACATCGGCATCCAAGACCCATATCTGACGGGGCAAGGGTACGGGATCATCGCGCAGGACTGCGAGGCTTGCATCATCTCGGACGTGCAGGTGAGCGGGGCGCGGTATGGTGTTTCTCTCACGGGGTCGAGCGAGGCGATGCAGATCGTCAACGTGTTTGGTCATGTCCTGGTCGCTCATGTAGACTTCCATTCTGGCGAGCATCTGCGCCCGATCGTCGCTGGTGTTGCTTCGGTGAAAGACGGCAACGAGACGTTCGGCGGTGGATCGGTGGATGGGCAATTCTACGGGGTTGAGGAATTGCGGCGGGTTGAGAAGGTATTAAGTATTTCTTAATAGTTGCCTATTTCCTAAACAGGAAACCATCGGAAACATACAATCGCCTCAGCATTTGAGGCGAATCGCGGGGTTAATCGCCTCAGTCATTTGGGGCGGGAGTTCGCATGATGATTACTTGGTCGCCGTTGTTGAATTCATCTGCAAAAAGAGCTTTACTAAGATTTG